TCCACCTTCCCATTGAAAATTACCCTGTGTAACCACATTAGTATTTCGTAAATCTTCATTATAATCAACTTGTTCGTATATTTTAGTTAAATTAAATAAAGATTCTTTAGCTTCATCTCTAAAAGCGTGTTTTTCTGTTCTTGGAAACTGTCTATAGTATTCGTTTAAACCGTCTTGATCGTCTTTTAAACCATCTACTTCGTTTTCCCAATGAGATATAACACCTATATCAATATATTCACCATCAATACCTTTTATAGGTTTTTTTGGAGTGTCGAAGACAGGTAAGCCATAAGTATCAATGTATCCTTCGTAGTTCCATTCCATAGGTATAAACAAACTATATAGTCCTGAGCTAGTCTGTCCATTTCGGTTTCTTTGCGTAACGTCCGATGATTCGTATAGCTTTTTAAAATTCCCTCCACCTTTTTCTAATGCATTAGATGTTGATCCCATTAAACATTTACCTACTATTCTTCTACCTAGTCGTAATGTTGTTTTAGTTACCCTCCAGTTGTTTAATATATTATCTGGTCTTTCCCATTTACCAGATTCATCGTGTACTAATAACTTTAATTTTTCTCCATCATACGAGTTATCGCCCGTGTTCTTCCAGTCGATCGTCGTGTCGAGCCCGTCTTGGATCTCCTCGCTGGAGTCTTTAATCGAGTTTCTGGTAAGTCTTTTCGACGGTACTTTATATGATAATTCTGTTTTTGGACGTTCCATCCCATCCTGTATTGGCTTGAAAAAGAACGGATAGTTGATTGAGATGGGTACCACTTTATCGGTAAACATTTTCTTCGCGTCAGCTCCTGATTTAGATAATATACCAAACCTAGCGTCTCTTGATATTGTTGCCTGGTTAACTGTCTCTGACGAAGCCATAAAAGAGAAGCCTGAGCGTCTGTTCTTAAGATAGCACAGTCCGTAGCATCTTGTATCTGCCTTGCAAGCTTCCCAGAATATATAGAATAATCTGTTTGATTCCCTAAAATCTGGCCTCCCACCATCAATCTTGGTCCACTGCAAGTACATGTAATGAGTACCAGTAACATAAGTAGGAACGCCTTTGTTGTAATACCAAAAACCTTCTTCACGCTTAACAAACTCTTCGTTAATATACTCATACCATTTTTCTTTAAAATCATCTGGATAATCATTCCAATCAAATACACTTTGAATTTTTTTAAGTTCAACAGGATATTTAAATTGTTCCCAGTATTGATCTTTTTCTTTGTTAGATCTTTTGTATACTTTTTCTGCTAATGGTAATGCTATTTTTAAATTCTGTATCTCATAGATTTCACCTATTTGACCAGTTTTACTTATAACTACTATATCGTGGTCTTTATTATAACCATACTCCCATTTTTTAAGCCTGTTAAGTCTATTTAAAACTTTTGGCTTTATATGGTCTTCAACTACGCTATATAAATTTTGGTTATACATTACTTAGATCTTCCTTCTGCAAATCCAGCAAAAGATTTTTTAACTACAGCTTCTTCAACTGTAGTTCCATTTAAAGCAGCTTCTTCAGCTTCTATTCTACTAAGTATTTCAAAAGCGTCAAATATAGCTAGCTTTTTAGTAGCGGCAGCGTTTTTAAGTCTGTCAGCTGAAATATCATCTTCTGAGTCAACGATCTTTTCTTTTGCTACCTTTATTAATTCCTCAACTGCTTTTTGCCCAGCTTGGATTATATTCAGTTTCGTTTCCTTTACGTTCATCTTTTAATAAAATATCATTTGATTCCATACAATAAACAACTTCATTGTTTATTAAGAATTCAAACTCTCTATTTTTCTTAAAAACAACTAAATCTTCTTTATATATTTTAAAAGCTTCTAACGTGCTGTTTCCGTATTTTACTATACCAACACATTGTTTTAGTTTTTTTAAACTAGATGAGCTCTTATCGACTATAGGCTTTATAAAACAATACTCATTTAAAGTTTTCCATGAGTCTTTTGTTTTTTTCATATATATTTGATTTAAAGAAGCAAAGTATAAATCATCTTTAAAATATTTAGTACTATTAACAGACTTTCCTTTCATGTTATAATATCTTCTAAATAAGTTGTGATGAACAATTACTCTGTCACCTACTTTTAATTTTGTTTTAAAAGCTAAAGGCAAAGCAACTATTTCTGCTTCTCTATTAACAAATTTATGATTAGATATGCTAGAATTAACTATTAGCTTTTTATCACCAACAGTTAATTCATTGCTATATCTATTTCCTACAGGTTTAATTATAAACTCGTAAACACTATTCATTAATACTCTAAATCATATTCAACTGATATTGCCATGTTTCTATTAAACTTTTTCCAAGGCAATACTTCATTATCTTTTTTTATGTATATGTTATACGATTGTTCAGACTCTTCAAAGATAATAGCTGAAATAGTATGTCCTCCATATACTTGCTGAGATACAGCATAATGCATAGCGTCATTTTTATAATCAGAACCTATGCTGATTTTTCTAATGACTTTACTCACTATTTCTCTTTTTCAATATCAGTATACGTACCATCTTCAATATTAATGTTGATAGCCCCGTATTGTTCTTCTAGTTCTTTTTTGTAAGATTCAATATCTTCTACCAGACCAGCATACTCGTGAAGCAGCGAATGCTTTTGTGTTTCTATAAAACCGATATTAGTTAAAGACTTGTTTAAATCTTGTTGGTGTTTTTTAACCGTTTCTAATTGTTCGTCGGTAATTTTTTTAACTACGTCTGTGTCCATTTTTTTTACTTTACTCATTTGATTAAATTTAATTGATTATTAATTATTTTACTTTATCTTTTATTTTTTCGTATGTTCTTAAGCCACCAAGTCCGAGCATTCCTAGTAGCACTGTCATTAAATGTTCCATTTGTAATGGAGGTGGAGCGTCTGTTGTTTTTGTTATCCAGATAAATAAATCTCTAATAACAAAGTTATATGCTAGCGCAACCCCACAAATCCAACCTATAAAAGGTCTCCAACCTGCAACGAACAACGTTCGATGCGAGGCTTCAACCATATTTATTTTAGTTTGTAATTCTATTAGTTTTTCAGGATCTAGTTCTTTGCCTTTAATAACTTCTCTAATTTCCCAAGCTAAATTACCAGCTACAGACTTTCTACCATCACCTCCTTTAAAAAGGTTGAGCAGTATTTTCCACATTTTTTAAAATTTTGCTCCACTATAAGGATCAACAGATCCTTTTTTAAACTTGCCTTCGTTTGGTTTAATTCCAGCTTCAGCTTGCCCACGTCTTACTTCAGCAATAAAATTGTCTTTATCTTGTTCTGTAGCGTAAGTTGGAATACTTTTAGACTTTAAATAAGCTCTTTTTTCTTCAATAGAAGCATCTTTACTTGGCTTTTTTTTGTCATCAGGACCTCCATAGTTTAAAGCGCTAGCCTTGTCATCAACAGGCATATTACCTAATAATGCTTTTCTTTCTCTTGCCGCGGCAGAGTGTTTACTCATAAATGAACCCATAATACTATTTTTTTGTTTTATTGTATGCTTCTTTTTCCCAAGCCAAAGCAGCTGAGCCTTCTTTTATACTAGATCTTGGAATTGTTTTACCTTTCCAATATACATTTTTATCATCATAATTTAGATCACCTCTTTTTATTTGATCTATATGAACCATTTCGTGCTCTATAACATCTTGTATTTGCTTTGGATCTGTAAGTTTATTGTTTAAAACTATAGTGCCGTTATTATTAGCTTTACCAAGGACGCCATCCTCCATATCAATATTGTATATTGGAGTGTTGGTATCTAAGTAAGGAGCACCTTTCATTTTAAAAGCCATAATTATTTATTATATGGAAATAACTCGTTTAACTTTTCTTTTCTCTGTTGACAACCACAAGGAACATTTAATCCTTGTGACACTTTGTCAACAATGGTTTTTATACCGGTCGCTTCTGTAAATTTTTCTACAGTATCGCCTAAACCTTTTGATTCCATTTATTAATATTTAGAACAACCTGCTTTTTTAGCTGGAGATCCATACATTTTAGCCGCTGATTTACTATCTGCAATTTCGTTTTCTAAGTAATGCATTCTAGCTTTACTACTTAAATCTTTGTTATAAGCTTCTTTAATATCGTAAGACCTGCCTGATCCTTTGCAACATCTTGCATTTCCTGTATATTGTCCGTAGTGTCCTTTTTCCATTATTTTAATATTTATGTTTGTTTAGCATTTCCATCTTTTTCTAGCGGCCTTACCTCTTTCACTTGTCCAGCCTTTTGATCTAGCACAGAAAGATTTACGACGCTTAGCATCTTTGCTCCCTGGTTTAACATCTCCAGTTACGGCCGTTTGCAGTTTACTACCTGGATTTTCTTTTCTGTATTTTTTAACACCAGCCTCTGTCATACCAGCGCCTTCTTCTGCTGTTCTAAAG